CAAAGTAAGTGTTGGGTTTAATGAAGAAGTTAAAGAATTTACTGATCTAATGTTATATGCATTTCCTACACTACTTACAACATAGTCAGTTTCTGCAAAGACAGTTGCTGATGAAACTGAAACAACTGGAGGACCTTCTGGTATCCAGTAATACTGAGTAAAGTTAATTAATTTATCTAAGTTAGTAAATGAGTCCCAAGAATAGAATTCACTGTTAAACAAGCGATTGTTATCATCGACAACACCACCTGATAATTTAAGAGCATCTATTAACTCAGGGTAACTTAAGAAGTCTTTTGCTGTTGATTGATTTTCGTTTAAGAATGCAACACCAGGCGCTAGTTGATAATCTGTACGAGTAGCATTAGGCTCTGTTACATAATAATCTTTTGCGTTAACACCATAACCAAACTTACTACCAACATACCCTTGCATTTTTGTAGTAGAAGGATTGTTGACTAAGTTGTCAAGGGTCGCTCCTAAAAATTGGGCGTTGGTTGAGGTTTTGAATATCTCTGGTAAAAACTGTAGTGTTCTTATTCTTGCCATGTTTTATATAGTCCTTAAGACTGTAGTGTGTCAGGTGTTAATGCGGCCACAATTACAACATCATCTGTAGTAGCGGCATTTGCAAATATTTCATACGGTCTGCATTTAATTTCATACAAATCTCCAAATAACTTTTCTGGATCGTTTGATACTAATACGACTGAACTAACCATATCTCCAAGTTTTTCATGCAAGTAAGAACTTAACTCTGAGAAGAAGAATGTATCTCCAAAGTTCCAATTATCAATATTAAAATATGTGTCCATTTCTTTTAAAATTGCACTTCGTATTTCACTGTCTGATGCATTTGTTGATGCTGATTTTACAGCCTTAATAGTTGCTCGTAATGATCTATCTGCTTTTGCACCGAATAAAGGTTTAAACGTGACACTATTTAATACTGCACTATCTGACAACATTTTGTAATCATTTATTAACGGGTATGCAATTTGCAACTCGTTCATTGTTGGTTGTTCTGGTTTTGTTACTGTACCAGTAGAGTCTTGTATCCAATTTCTATATGCTGTATAATATGATTGTGTTACTAAGTATAAATCAATAATATTAGTAGTTGCTGGATCAATACGAGTTGTATTATTTGCATTATGTCTGTATTGATAATCTAATGCTTGACGACCAGATTTAACAGAATAATCTGTTTGCAATGTTACAACATAAAACGGTGTAGTTACAGTTGGATCTTGTATTGTTTTATAAAATTTATTTTCTGTGTATGCATAGAACAACTGACCTACTGGAAATTCATACTTTACAGTTTCAATTTGTGTTTTATTTCCGTAAGTGTAAATTATTTCTGTGTTCGGAACAATAAGTTGTCTTGTTAAGTTAACAGGGTCAGTTACAGTTTTGAAGAAAACATATAAACCAATATTTGCACCGTTATTAACATACCCAGTGATATCATTAAAGAAGTCTGGATTTAAAATAAGTGTTGAGTTGTTTACATCTGTTGCCGCCACTTCTACTTGGAAATCATTTACATAGCCGTCAGATTCAACAGTCTGTCCTAAAATATTAACCTTAGTATCTGCACCTAATGCAGTATTAGAACCATATATTGTATTAATACCAAGAATACTAATAAAGTCTTTAATAATCTTTCCTGTAAAAGGATCATATACTAATTCATTTTTACTAAATGTGAATCTTGTATCAGCAACACTACCGAAATAATATGTTAATGATTTATATGTTACAGTATAACGATTGTTTCCTAAACTAGTAAATTTAACAAAATAATTCGTGTTCGTTGCTGAACCAATTGACCAACGTTCTTGGTTAACAAGCAACGAGTTATCAAACAACAAGGTAAAATCTTGTTGCAATTCAATTTTAAGAATTGCTTCTTGTATAATTACACTAGATAATGAATTATCAAAAACAGGAATCACTTCAGTCAATGTGACGCCGTCTGGTACAAAACCATTAAGAGTTACTGGACCTTTACCATTAGCAAATGATCCTTGACCAGAGTTATTACCATCGCCAACAACATTTAATATCGTTGACCAAATATAATTCTTCTGACTTGTAGAAGGTATACCAGAAACGAGACGATTGTTGCTATCGAAATAAAATCCTGCAGGTGCTGTAAGTTTTACAATTGCACCTGTTGTTGCATATTTTGCATTTGTTGTTGTAAATATTCCTAGAGGCTCTGGGCTTTCTTTTGATCCATTCTTAGAATAAAAATAACCAGATTCACTTGATGAATCTACTGAACTTGTTTTCCAATATAGAGTACTGCCGCCGCCTGTTCCTGGATATGCATAACGTGTATAATTTTGTATGTAATACTGATTAGCACGATTCAATGCAAGTACTGATGCTAAATCATCAGTGAAGAATTGAATGATGTCTGATGTATTGTTTACTTGTAATGTTAAGAAACCATCTTCATTGTCTTGGTACAACGCTCCGTCATCACCAAATGAATTTGTGCTTGAATACTTTCCAGTAGGGTCAAGTAAATCTAAATTCTTAGATACGCCAATAGAACTTCTATTAATAGCAGAACTTTTAATTATTGAACTGTAAAGTGTATATGGGAAGTTCGTGTAGTCTTCGCCATTAACCATACGATTTTGCGTATAGTATCTTGTTGGTGCTCTTTGTTTAATTGCTGATAGTGATTCTCTACCTTGTGCATTAGAAACAGTTAATGGCAATCCTAATTGTAAACTGAGTGTTTCAGATTTGCCTGTTCTGCTAATATAGTTAATTGTTACTGATACTCCATTCATTTCTGAAGGATCAATCACATAAGTTAATCCATTACTGCTTCTTACAAAGGCTCTAAATGTACCTACGGGTATCTCTGAAAATATACCATCACCGAAAACATAAGTGACTTGATCGTTTGCACGTGAATTTACTGAGAAGATTTTCTTAGAACTTGATTCTGTTTGTAAATATGCATCTGCATAAACATTGTCTACTTGTTCCCATGCTTTTAATGATGAATCTGTCTGAACTTGATATAACCATGTATCACTATTATTAATACCATTAGTATCAATGTTATAAGTTTCGTTTGCTATTTGTTGTTGAAACGATGTTGTAGAATTTTGTAAAGTCCCTTGTTTAAAGTAAAACATAAACCCAGTGTTTGGTGAACCAAATCCTAATCTGTCATTTCTATATAACATATTCATTTGATTAGTTGGTGCTGGTGGTTTTTCGTAAACGTATGTTTTATCCATTGACGTTCCACTTACTAATTCAAAGTTCATTGAGTTTCCGTCTACTTGTGAGACAAAAGGAACAATTGGACTTGTGTTGGCTGGAAGATTAATTGCGTATTCACTTGTACTTACGCCAAGAATTTCAGATGTGTTGCCAGGATTTCCGATTCGTTGAGTATCAATAAGAGTAGCATTGATGACTGTATTCATTTGCTCTAGCCAATTGTTGTTGCCTGGATCATTCCAAGTAATAGGTACATTACTTAAATTTTGACCATTTGCATCTACAATGTTTTCTGTTGTTCGTACTGATTGTATTTTAAGATAGCCTGATGCACATGTATTTCTTTTTGGCGTATAACTAACTAAGTTGGCTAACTTAACAACTGAGTCTCTGCGTTCAGCAGTATCAATAAAGTTCTCACGGGCGTTTAGATCGTTTCTGAAGGCTAGTCCTTGACCCATGAATGACATAACATCAAGTAGAGCAATAAACTCTGAACTTTCTACGTAGTCATTAAAGTTTTCAGGATAATAAAGACGAAGGTAATCGATAAAACTTTTTCTAAGTGTTTCGTAATCGTAACTTCTAAAGTCTGCCTGTGAAAAGGTTTGGTAGATTGCTTTCCAATCATTAACTCCAAATAGACTTGAGTGCCTTGAACTTGTTGCCATAGTTATTCCCTGTATGACAAGTATTTATCTTTATGGAAAACCAGGGTTTTTTATTAGAATGAAAGAGTTGCAGAGTTAGTATCTGGATCAAAAACTACAGCAATATCACCAACATTGTTGAAAGGATTGATAGATAATTGCACTTCTACTAAGATTCCTTCTTCTCTTTGCCATGATCTTATTGTATTAATGTTGATTCTGCTGTCTTCACTTGCTACTCGTTGGATTTCATTTTGCAATGCAGTAGATACATCTGCTGTGTTTGGCTCAAAAACAAAGTCCCAAAGAGTTGTGCCGTAGTTAGGCTGTCCAACCTTTTCCCCTTTGCGTATGTTTAATGCATTAATAAAATCTTGTATGACTAGTTTTTCGTCTAAGAGTTTAAATTTCTTACCAAAAACAGTAGGATCTGTGATACCATTATTGACACCTGTTGCACTTACAGGCAAAGGATTCACCGTTCTCGGTTTATCTGCGCCTATTGTTGAAAATCCTATGAATGTTGCCATACTATTATTTATATCCTATTTTAATTTCCATTTCTGAGTAATGTTATCCCACTTCCAATTAGTGCCACCAGCACTGCCTTCGCCGCCACTGTTGCCACCAAGACCAAAGTCACCTTGCAAGAATCCACCCATGCTACCGGCTCCATCAGTTGGAGGTGTTGGATCAGTTACTTGACCAGTAACTGCTTCTACGGTGTTTTCTACTACTTCTTCTGCTCCAGGTATAACTGGTTGACCTTCGCCTGCTTCGATAACCGAATACGTGTTTAAACCATCGTCAAGTATATTAACAGTTTGTTGTGCTGTTATACCAGCCTGTGTCGCATTAGATGTACTTTGATTATTTAATACTTGTGCTGTTTGGTTGTTGGATGTCTGAGTAATAAGATTCTCTAAATCTTGGAATTGATTTAACGAACTGTCTGTTACTGTTGGTGCAGTGCTTTGTTTTATTTCTTCTGCGACTGCTTTTACTTCTGCAATTGCCGCCGCATATGCAGGTGAATTCAGTGCCGTTTCATACTGTGCTTTTGCTTCTGCAATTTCTGGAGACCCAGCTGGTAAAGAAGTAACAAGTTCTGCATATGATGCTTGTTTTGCCGCAATTTGTTTTTCTTGTGATGCTACTGCTTTTTGTGCTGTCTTTAATTTTTTCGTTAAAGCCTTTAGTGATGCAAATGCACCAAGAGCCGCAGACGGAATTTTTCCTAATAAGTTTGGTCTTGGTATTTTTGGATTTCCTAATACTTGATTGACAAGACCCATAAGACTTTCTCTAGTACCGAACGTATTCAATGCTACTGTAGGCAATGTGACTGTTGAACCACCACCAGATGTAAGAGAAGCCAATGCACTTACAAGTGCGGCAGATGCTCCAGGACTCAAAGATCCTGATAATGTGTCTGTTATCCCATCGAGTTTATCACTGGCTGATCCTAACAAGTCTTTAATGCCGGCACCTGGATCTCCTCCAGAGAATGCGTCTGATGCAATACTGCCTACTTCAGATGATAATGATCCTAGTCCATCTGCAATTGCATTGACAGAACCTTTTGCATTATCTACAAGACTACCACCAATTTTCTGTCCTCCTGGTATGCCAGACATACCAGATGCTACGACTGCGGCTGTGGTTGCTGATGCTCCCGTAGAGACAATTGATGCCGCACTCGCTAATCCACCTGCATTTGCTAAACTTGTTGGTGATCCAGTCAATGCACTAACTGCTGATGTTGCATCGCTAATTGCATTTTCTGCTATTGATGTATCTACACTAAATGATGCTAAGTCTGTGCCAGTCACTCCTTCTGCCGCCGCAGTTACACTTGAAGCCGCTTCTTTTGCAAGTGCTTCTAAGTCTACAGGGACATTTGCTGGCATCTTTTTAAACGTTGCTGTTATAGATTTAAATGATGATGCGGACGCACCAATGTCTGCATCAAAACCAGCAGTGATGTTGAAACCATCTGGTGCTTTATTTAATGCATCTAATGCTTTAGTGATTCCACCTGTACCACCTGTTAATGTACTTGCTAATGCTGATTTTGCACCTTGAGTCACAGAACCTAATAGGTCTGCTCCGCCACCAACTGCTGTGCCAAGACCAGCACCACCACCTTTCAGTGCCGCCGCAGTACTCGAAACAGTATCAGCAAGTCCTCCTGCTCCAGTTAATGTTCCTACCATCTGTGATCCAGTACCAGCGACTACGCCGCCTATAGCAGTACTGGCTTCTTTACCTGTTATCGCACCTATCTTAGTTAATCCTGTTTGTCCTTTTTGTAAATTTGTTACTACTGATTTTGCTTGTGTAGATGTGCTTCCAACTAATGTGTCTAAATTACTAGCACCATTTTTACCAGTAAACGCAGATTTTGGCATTGCTTGTTTTACAGATTTGCCTGCACTCACAAGAGTATTAACCATTGTGTCTGCTCCAGGCTTAAGAATACTACCGCCTGCAAGTTGTGAAGGCGTTTGTGCAAAGCTACCAACTGCCGCAGTTGCAACTCCAGCCGCACTAGTCACAATGTCAGTTCCCCTAGAGACTGCTCCTCCGAGTTTATCTGACATAGCCGCCGCAGTAGCGATTCCACCGAGTACAGATGTTGTTGCATTTTTATCAATTGCTCCACTAATCGCACCAACTTCAGGAACTGATGCTGATGTTGCAGGAGTAACTCCTGGTGCGGCGCCATTAGCATTTCCAGATTCTGAAGCAATTTTGTTGACTGCTGAAATATCTGCATCTGGTGTTGCTGGTAATGCTTCGTCAGCACCAGATTCAACAGTAACATCAACTCCTTGGTTAGCATATTGCCATGGCATGTGAGCAGGCGCTCGTGTTGTGATGCTATCAATTTGAGCCAATGCTGTTGCCCAACCTACCGCTTTATCAAATAATGTATCTGGGTGCTGTTTTACTTCGATTGGTTCTACGATTCCTGGAATAAGTGAAGCACTAGGACCGTTCATGTGTATTTTCGGTGCAGTCTCAAGTATTTCCATACCAGACTCTATCCCTAATTGATTTGCTGATAGCAATCCAATTGCATTGTCTGATTTAAAAGACATGTTATTAAGAGCATATGATGTATGATCATTGCCTACTCTCTGTGAATAATTGTTGTCAGCATCAACAAACATGTTTTGAGTTGCTTTAATGTTAACATTTCTGCCTGCATGTAAATTTAAATCATTGTCTGCATGTAAATTAAGATCACCTTGTGTGCGTACATTAACAGAGTTTGTAGCATAAAGATCGATTGTTCCTTCTTTGCCTAATTCAATATATGTTTGGCCGTTTGAATGTAAGATAGACAACATCTGTCCGTCATCACTCATTAATATCTGATGACCCAATGCTGTACGCAATCGAATTAACTGATTTCTACCGATGATGTCTCCATCATCCATAACAAGTGAATGCCCACCTCGTCTGGCTATAATATTATAGTTTGCCTGATTTACATCATTTGGATCTACGCCTAACTCTGATACAAGAGTTTCATCTGTGTATCCACCTTCATAAATTGGACGACCAGGAGTACTTACTCCCCAACCCACTCTACTAGTAGCCTCTCTGTTTGCACTACTTGTAATTGGTCCTCTATAAGAGTCTCTCAATATACCTTGTTGTTGCATAATTGATGCAACATAACTATGTACGGGTTTAGCCGCACTTAAAAAATCTACCGTGTCAGCCAAATCTGGGTTTTTAGTATTAATATTAGTGACAGGCAATACTGTAGAGCCACCATATGATTGACCTTCGCCTTCATTGAGAGTAACTTGTTCTGATGATCCTATAGCAGGTATCATAGTAAGAGCATTTGGATCTTGGTGTGCTCCTAGACAATATCCTACATCATCGCCTTCAATAAAAATACAGACAACTTGTGTTCCTATATCTGGTGGAGACTGCCATTGACCATAAGAACTTGGATTACTTGTATAACTACCCCAATCATCGTCAGCACCTCCACCCATTGTCTGACCAAAATACGGAGATAGTCTGCGTACTTTATAAGTTGGAGGAGCATTTGTGTCTGTATCTAAACTATCTGATGCATATACTTGTAATAAACCCTGTCGTGTCGGATCATAATTAGAATACACAGTACAAAGCAACGGCCCAAGGCTTGGTGGCGATCTTTTTAATGTTCCGTATTTTTTGTCTACATTTCTTGGCATAGTTTATTCCTAAGAGTCAGGTCCTGTTTCTATATCACTTTGTTGACCATTCTGTTGACCATTCACATTCTGAGCATTATTTTGTTGATTGTTTTCTCCTTCACCAGTAGATTCTCTTCCGTCTCCGCCATCGTCAGTGTTACCTGTTGCACCGCTTTCACCTGGATTTTCATCAGGAAAAGAATTGAGTACTGCATCTAGTGTTTGTGTAAACATTCCATCCTGAAAGTGTGATTTTACTTTAACTAATTTATAACTAACACCTTTAATTTGGTCTTTTATCCAGTCTGGATATTTAAAGAATAGAATGCTTTCGTTGATGTCTAAAATTCCTTTATCATCATTATAGTCTACTGCTTCTTTAAAGTCAATCTCAAAAAATACTTGTCCGCCATTTGCATTGATTCTAAAACCATCATCGCCATAAAATCTACTGTATACATCATTTGGACCACCTCGATGATCTTCAATAAAGAAGTCTGGATCTCCTAATATTTTTATTTTTGCTTGAGCATAAGAGTCTGGCGAATACAGAGAAGTAATATATGCTTGTTGTACTGAGTCTGAGTTGGCAAGAGCATTTACTGAAGGTCTAGCCGATTTTTCTTTAACAGTTGCAACATTTGTATTTCTTGTCGCATTGTTTTCATTCTTACTAATATTACCGATTGTTTCATTATAAAACAAATTGTCAAGTTGTTGACTATATTCTAAAATTTCTTTATTTTGTCCAGTCCACCAATACTCATATCTTTTATGAGGACCATAATAATCTACGCCAGGATTTGTTCCGCCCACTTCAACAATTGGAGTCTTGTATGTTTCTATACGATATGTTGTTGTATATGCCCAGTCATTTTTTAGTCCGTCCCATTTAGCGTCTGATATTATAGGAGTAACATGATACCAACCAAGGCGAGTTTGACTAGTACCCTCATCTGCTTCTGCTTCTCCAGTATCTAAATCAGGGGAGGCTTTGTTTTTGTACAACACTTGCAATGCATTCAACATGTATGAACTACTTTTAATTACTGTGTCAAATGTAAGTAGAATAGAATCATCCATTTTAAAAGTTATTTCTCTTTTACTGTCATCTGGATTCGATGTTGCTCCTGTACCCTCTGCTCCGTTAGTAGTTTTTGGGTCCGGAGGAGGTGTCGCCCATTTTGCTTTATCTAAATCTTGTGGGTTTAACATACTTGCAGTTTTTAAAATTTCTTCATCACCGTCACCGACAAACTCTAATACATATTTGTTAGCAAATTCTTGTGTAGCAGAATCTCCTTGAGTCTGATCTACTTCAAATTGATTTAGTTTAGTAAATAACCCTTGTTCGCCTGTGTACATTTCTTCTACTGTACTTCCAACCATTTTATATGGAGCTTTCAATCTTCCGGCTTTAGTTCCGAATGCTCTATTCGGTGCTAGTGCTACACCTTTACAAGCGTAGTTTGTTGCATCACCGTCAATTTTAAATTTTATACTAGTAATAGCAATATCATAGTAAGTCTCAAATAATCCTGCGCCGTCATCACCAGTAGCATTTTGGTCAATTGCTTGACCGTCTTCCATTAACACTTCTTTTCCTTTTGCTAGATTTCCATTTTCATCATAGCCTAAAAATTTTATACCTAATATAAAAAACTGTCTAGTGCCTGAACTTAAACCAGGCTTCTTGCCGCTACTGAATCTATCTGGGTATGCATTAATGATAGCAGTACTTGCTTCTCTAAGTTTTGTAGTAAACGAAAACGAATACGGTTCAACAATGTTAAATTTAACATGATAAGTGCCTGTTGCTGATTGATTAGAGTTGCTACCTGCTACATGTTCTATTTCAGCATTTTCAATATAAAGGTCTTTATCAAACCCTGCACCACGATTTTCTCTTTCATTGTTGATACCACCTGATTGAGCAATGAGATATGCACCGCCTGTACCTTCTCCAGCACCTGCATCCGTCAAAGCATCGATGTCTCTTCTGCCAGTTGCAACAAATGCATCATAAGCATCTGGACTGATCATATATAGAGAAAGTTGATATGTGTAGGAAGATAATGCGCCTAGTGGATTGTCTAATCTTCTTCCAGGTTGATCTGTTTGAGCCGCCATATTAAATACCTAATGCGGTTGATATAGTGTTTTGTGTTGGTATTTTAATTTTAAGTCCTGTGACAAAGTTAAAGTATGGGTCTGGTCCAAGAGAATTTGGATTTCTTGCAGAAAATACCCACCATAAACGAGAATTATTATACAAGTGTTGTGCTAACAAATCTGGTCTAAATTCATATTGTGCAGTAATTGTAAAATCTGCATCATTTGGTAATTTTGGAATAGGAACTCCTGGTTGCAACACATCTAAATAATTATTATTCACAATCTGTGAATTATAGTATGGACTAGACTTCGGATATATGTTATTTTTTTGACTAGCCATTACCAAATACCTGGGAAGTCATTCTTAGCACCACGAGTCAATGCACCTTTAGCATACTCTTTGAGGCTAAACTTATTACTAATAGTATTTCTACTAAGAATCGGTATACACGTGAGTGTGATAGTCATCTTTGTTGGGACATATGTTATCCCAGTCGATTCAGTAACTGCAAAGTTAGCAGGTGGTATAGTACCACCAGGAGATAACTGCCCGCCAATCAGAGTAGTGTCTGCACCAGCACCATCTGTGTCTGAACTTGTTGCTCGAATATAGTCTACATCTTTAGGCAACGCATATGAAAAATTAGTAATGCCTACAGGGTGACGATTAAACTGAAATGTTCCTAGACCATGAAAAAATCCTAATGGAGGAGGTGTTCCGTTTCTTGGGTTTTCATCTTGTCCATAAAACATTTTAGTCATAGATTTAAAAAAGTGTATGGCTGCCAATAGATAGTTTGCTTCAAATGTGTCTTGGCAAGTAAATTCTGCACTCACTGAGATATCAGAAATCATACTGTTTTTGTATTGATTTATTTTAAAGTTTGTGTGCGTTGGGTGTGCGCCATCATAGTTTGCCGCATAACTAATATTAATCCCAGGCGTATAAGGAAACACAACTCCATCTGTAGCCGCTAAGGGTGCCATAATTCCAGGCTGACTATCTTTATATAGATAGTTGGCGTCAGGTGCTAAGGCTAGTCTAACTCTCCAATCAGATGCTTGGGCGGCAGTGATAGCATCAATCGCTCCGTCTTGTTGTTCTTCTGACATACCGTGTTCCTAAATTTTAACAGATTTATCTATTTGTATAAATAGTAATCTCACATGATATATTTATCTTTGCAAAATACCCCGGAAATTTACCCGTATCGTTTGCATATAGGACGATGTTAATGTATACTACGTCTCATAGTTATATCTATCTAACTCAACTAACCAAAAGGAAAATTAATGCCAGCACCTAGAAAAACGACAAACTATCTAAACAACAAAGACATTCTTAAAGAAATTCATAAGAGTAAAACATCATATTGTTCATACACCAAACAAGAGTATCATCAATTTGATTTAATCGCAGATATGTTTGAGTCAGGACTAGAAAAAAGTCTTGCTTGGTGCTTGAAGCCAACCCAAATTAAAGAAGCAAAGTTGCAAAAGTCTCTTAGACTATCAGCAGAGCAAGGACTAGCTGGTAAAAATAAGATTGATCCAAAAACAATCGAAACTGACGGATTAGTATTTAGGGTTATGACATGGGATCACATTCCAGTAACACAAAAACAACCAAGAAAGATAGTTAAGAAGAAAAAAGCAGTTGATATAATTGATTTCGATGATGGTGCAGATGCAGATTTGTTAGATTTAGAGAACAACACGAAAGCAACTAAACCAGTTGTTGAAGATTTAGTCTACGCTAAAGTTAATTTTCCACCATTTCATCATTATGTATTAGATGCTAACACAATGACACTGAATTTGGTTGGCAAATCACATTGGAAAGGCGGTGTTAAGACTGGTTCTTTCAGTGCTACTAACGGAGCATTAACTGACAAACTAGCACGTATGTACATCATGCTATGTGAAAAATATGCCATGAAGTATAACTGGCGTGGGTATACTTACAACGATGAAATGCGTAACTCTGCTATCTTACAGTTGACTTACGTAGGATTAAGATTTAATGAAGCCAAGTCTGCGAATCCTTTTGCATACTATACTGCGGCTATCACAAACAGTTTCTGTAGAGTTCTCAACTCGGAAAAACGTAATCAAAATATCAGAGACGATATTTTAGAAATGAACGGACTTAACCCATCTTTCTCTCGTCAGATGAAAGACTACACGGGTTTAGGTGCAGAAAAGCCAGTAGAAACATACACTGAATAGTATTAATACTATTGGGCAAACAAGACGTCCAAATGCCTTGCTTTGCCTACCTATGTCATGTATAATAGATATTGAATACTGGGAAAACTAATTATGTCAAATCTTTTTAAGAAAGCCGCTGTATTCACAGATATACATTTTGGTTTAAAGAGTAATAGTATACAACATAACCAAGACTGTAGCAACTTTGTGGATTGGTTTATTGAGAAATCACTAGCAGAAGGCTGTGAGACTTGTTTCTTTTTGGGAGACTGGAATCACCATCGTGCAAGTATTAACATGCACACTTTACAATTCGGACTCAATGCATTAGAGAAACTTAACAATGCATTTGAGAAAGTCTATTTCATTACAGGCAACCATGATCTCTATTATAGAGACAAACGAGACATTCACTCAGTCGAGTGGGCCAAACATCTTAATAATGTAGTCATTGTTGACGAATTCCTCGAAGAAGGCGACTGTGTTATTGCTCCTTGGCTATGTGGAGATGACTACAAGTTACTTAGAAAGAAAAAAGGTAAATATCTTTTTGCTCACTTAGAGTTGCCATACTTCTATATGAATGCAATGATTGAAATGCCTGATCATGGCGGTGCAAACACTGATCACTTATCTCATTTCGACAAAGTATTCTCAGGACACTTTCATAAAAGACAAGCAAGAAAAAATGTTTGGTACATGGGCAATGCTTTCCCTCATAACTATGCTGATGCTGGTGATGATGCTAGAGGCATGATGGTACTAGAATGGGATAAAGAACCCGAGTTTCATTCTTGGCCCGATCAACCTGTATACAGAGTTTATAAACTAAGTGAAGTATTAGAGAACCCAGAAGGGTTGCTTATTAAGAATGCTCATGTTAGGGTACATTTAGATATCGACATTTCTTATGAAGAATCTAACTATATCAGAGAACAGTTAATTCCGCAACATGAATTAAGAGAAATGTCACTGATTCCAGTTAAATCTTCTGAACATGAAAATGACTTAGCACCTGGTGAGATATCATTTGAGAGTGTCGATTCAATCATTGTCGATCAGATTAAAAACATAGAGAGTGACTTCTATGACAAAGGAGTACTATTGGAGATTTATCAATCCTTATGATAAAATTAAAAAATGTAACGTTAAGAAACTTTCTAAGTGTAGGCTCTGTCACCCAAGCAGTCGATTTAGATAACCAAGAACTTACTCTTATCTTAGGGGATAACTTAGATTTAGGTGGCGACGGTGCTAGAAATGGTACTGGTAAGACTACACTTATACAAGCAGTTAGTTATGCATTGTATGGCACCGCTCTTAATAACATCAAGCAAAACAATCTAATCAACAGAACTAATACTAAAGGCATGATGGTCACATTAGACTTTGAAGCCAATGGTGTTGAGTATCGTATTGAACGTGGTCGTAAGCCAAATCTATTAAGATTCTTTATCGATGGTGTTAACGAAGAAGATAATGAAGCACAAGGCGAAAACAAAGAGACACAAATTCTTATTGAGAAGATCATTGGCATGTCTCCTACGATGTTTAGAAATGTTATAGCACTAAACACATACAGTCAGCCTTTCTTAAGTATGTCTCAAGCACAGCAACGTGATATTATCGAACAACTATTAGGCATAACACTATTATCAGAAAAAGCAGAGAAGATAAAGGTTATAATCAAACAGAACAAAGAAAACATTCAACATGAGCAACTAAAAGTACAAGCAATAGAAGAGGCTAACAAGAGAATAGAAGAGCAAATAAACAGTCTTAAAAGTAGAGCAAGACTATGGGATGCCAAAACAAACGAAGACATTACTAAGTTAAAAGATGATATCGAAAGATTAAAAAAACTCGATATTGATGCAGAATTACTTGGACACAAACAGTTAGTTATATACAATGAAAGGCTTAAAGAACATAAAGATATCGACAAAATACTTGTCAGAACACAGTCTGACATTGATAGGGAAGCCAAGTCTATTGCAAAGATAGAAAAAGAAATAAGTATACTAGAAACGAACAAATGTCACACTTGTGGACAAGACTTCCATGACGATGCTCATACACAAGTCTTTGATAGTAAGAAAGAATCACTTGAGGAAGCCAATGTTCATATAGGAGAATTGGCTGAAGTCTATGTAGAATTAGAGAAAGAAAAAGATAAAATCGGAGAAGTAGGAGATAAACCTAATACGTTCTATTCATCTGAAGCAGAAGCAATTGAACATAAGAATAAAATCAAAGACTTAAGTGGACAAGTTAAACGTAAAGAACAAGAAGAGAATCCATATACTGATCAAATCAGTGATATGGAAAACAATGCATTACAAGAATTTGACTTCGACAAGATTAATGAATTATCTCGTATAGGAGATCATCAAAAGTTCTTACTAGACCTTTTAACAAGTAAAGATTCATTTGTACGTAAGAAGATTATTGATCAAAACTTATCATATTTAAATTCAAGGTTGACATCTTACTTAGATAAGATGGGATTACCGCATCAAGTTGTGTTCCAAAACGATTTATCTGTAGAAATTACAGAGTTGGGTAGAGAACTAGACTTTGACAACTTAAGTAGAGGTGAACGTAACAGACTTATATTAGGACTATCGTTTGCATTTAGAGATGTATGGGAGAACTTATACTTCCCAATCAACACATT